CTATACATCCTACCCTCTCCCAGACCAGGAACTTTTTTAATTACTTTAAAATTCCCTTTAGCGGACTTGTCATCTTTTATCTCTAATTCAGGATACATAGCCTTAAATGCATCACTCTGGATTAGGTCCCTACTATACTCTGCCGACTCTAAACTTAATGGAGAACTATACGATGCTGTAATGAATCTCATCCAGTACCATTGCGTCCAACACCATGCCGGGAACATTATACTACATGTCATTGTTTTGGTTGTGCCGGGTGGTACATTTATTATTAGATCATACTCACAGGGCAATCCTGCAGCCACTCTTCTTGCTTCTTTTTCTAACTCTGTACATAAATACTCGATATGCCAATTAGACCGGAACTCATCATTACTTATCTGAGACCAGAAATACTTTATAAACTCAAATAGGGATCTATTGTTTATTTCCCTTTGGGCTTGTAATCGTATTTCCTCTTCGGATATTCTTGGCTTCTCAGTCAGTGTCGCTTCCATCATGCTCAGGTAATTCTACTAAACCAATTGTTTTTAATATCTGTAGCTCTTCGTTTGTTTTATTTGTAAGATCGAGTAAATGATTATGATTTATTTGTCCTTCAAACTTATGTACATCCATCCACCTATCCCGTGCTCTATTCTTTAGGTAGAATATCTGGGCTGTTACGTTTGGTGGGTAATGTTTTGTTATTGGTGTTATTACTATTTCTCCATCAACTACTCGTATGTCATTATCTGGGTGGGAGTATCCTACTGCACTTTCTATCAGGGATCGTTCTACTCTTAGGGTATATACCAGCTTTCCTTTTTGTAGTGATTCAAGGAACTCTGGTTTGGTACTTTTCCAGTAACTTATTGTGCATTCGTGTACGTTGAGTTTTACTGATATTTCTTTTTCTGTTAATCCTTCTGAAGCGAAGAACATTGCCAGGGCACCCATTGATTTATTCCACTTGCCTGGCATACTTCCTGGATTTACTACCTTTTCTAAATAAGAGGGCTTGTATGCTATGCCATTGAATTTGGAGCGTACCATTTTTTGTTTGGGTGGTTTAGTCCTTTTCATTCCTATTTTTCTTCTATAATTTGTATAATATAATAAAAATATTAATACAAATCCGTTGTTTTTGTTGCTATTTAAAATAAAATAAGGGGTTTTTTAAAGTTTTTTTAAAAATAAGTTTAAAAAAGTTTTTTTATTCCAATTAGTTTTATTAGTTTTAGGTATTGAAATTAAAACAAACGATTATGAAAACAACAAAAGCAACAATCAAAAGTTTCATCAGAAAGAATACTGAAAATCTTTATATCAATGTAAAATCAGAATTTGATGGAATGACAGATATGTGTGAAAATCAAAAAGGTGGATTTGGCAAAGCAACAATGACTGATGAATACAAAAATAACAGACTTGGTGTATCCGGTGCATGGTTTGTTGGAAGTAGCAGAGATTATTTTAATGATTATAATGATGGAGTTTTCACAGGATATGAAGTTTATAACTGCTGTGGAACTTTCATTTTAGCTGTTAAAAAATAAACAACCATGAAAACAATCATAATCCACGATTTCATTAAGTACAATAACCTGCCCAAGCCTGATTCCTTTATTCCTTATATCCAATTGGCGTATATGTTCGGGAGATACAATGTGATGCGCTGGAATAAAGAAATGCTCTCCTTCTTGAAAGATAACAAAATTAGATTTACTACTAAAAGTGTTTAGCTATGGAAACTGCAAATTACCAAACCGCTTTAGAACAGGCTGACCATGTTGTGAGCCTTGATGAACTTAAATTTGATACTTTTCTTTACAAAATAGCAAAAGCTATGATAAAGTTTCATGGATTCTATGGATATACGGATGTAGAAGAAAACCTAAAAATATTTGTAAAAGCGTGAGAGTATTAATAGCTTGTGAAGAAAGCCAGATAGTAGCCAAACAGTTCTTTTTGAAAGGGCATGATGTGATTAGTTGTGATATTGAATATCCGGGGGCAAAGGGATTACCGCATTACTTAGGCAATGTTTTAGATATTTTGTATGATGGGTGGGACTTAATGGTAGGGCATCCGGTATGTACGTTTATGGCTAATTCTGGAGTACGTTGGTTAAAACATGAAATGAATATATGGGGGGAAGATGCGCCGCGCTATGTGGAATTATTAAAAGGATGCGATTTTTTCAATAAACTATTTAATGCCCCGATCAAAAAAATAGCTCTTGAGAATCCAATACCCCACAAATACGCAAAACACTACATAGGAAATTACAATCAAATTGTTCAGCCTTGGTATTTCGGTGATCCGTACTTTAAAGGAACTTGTCTATGGCTTAAAAATCTTCCAGAACTTCAGGATACCGATAGACTAATTCCACCTAAACCAGGAACGGATGAACATAAAAGATGGTCTATAGTTCACCAAGAACCACCGGGGCCGAATAGAAAAAGAAACAGATCACGTACATTTCCTGGAATTGCCAAAGCTATGGCAGAGCAATGGGGATAAAAACAAAACCAATGAAACCACTCCTTTATAAAATCAGCAGAGGATTTGCCAAACGGGAGCACCTACCTATTTACTTCATAGGCGTCGTCCTGACCGAGACTCGAAAAGCCTTTTATATATATGGTCGTGGTACTGAGGAAAAAATAGAAGTGGATCACTGGATTCCTAAAGCTACTATCATTCAGCAATTGAAAACCGAAGAGACAGTTACAGTCCCCTCCAACCATCCTAAACTAAACCATAAAGCATTTCCAAAACCCACGGGCCGTAAAGCTACGTTGACTACTTTCAGTAAAAGTGGTGATCGTACTATCAAAGTTGAGTTCCCTTATAACATGGAGGATTTAGACCGGGTCCGTTCTCTTCTTGGTAGAAAATATCACAGCACAACAAAAGTATGGTCTGCCCAGGTTTGTTCTGAGAATATTGAAAAGCTGGATGAGTGGGGATTTGAAATAGACCCAAACCTTAAAGATTTTATTAAAAAAACCAAACTGAACATTTCTGAGGTTTCTGAGATAGAAGTGCCTGGATTGAAGAAAAAGCTGTATCCTTTCCAGAAAAAGGGTGTTGCCTTTATTGAAGCAAAGGATGGACGGACGCTGATAGGTGATGAAATGGGATTGGGTAAAACGGTTCAGGCTCTAGCTTGGTTGCAATTACATCCTGAGAAACGCCCTGTAGTGATTGTCGTCCCTGCTAGCCTGAAACTTAATTGGGCACGCGAGACGGAAGCCTGGACAACCAACGCCGGGGTGGTTCAGATCCTTAGTGGAACAACTCCCCACAGAATAATAGGAACCACGATTATTATCAACTACGATATCCTGACTAACTGGGTACCTGCTTTACTGAAAAGAAAACCACAGGTGCTCATCATTGATGAAGTCCATTACGTAAAGTCAAATTCTGCCAAACGTACCAAGGCCGTAAAGAAGTTAGGTAAAGCCATTCCACACGTTATTGCTCTGTCTGGTACTCCTATTGTCAATAGACCGATAGAGATATTTAACGCCGTTAAACTGATAGATAGTACTGTACTTCCTGATCTCTGGAGTTATGCCCGTAGGTATTGTGGAGCAAAACATAATGGTTATGGGTGGGATTTCAGTGGAGCTACCAATACTGAGGAACTACATTATAAGCTAACTAATACTTTGATGATTCGTAGAAAGAAAGTTGACGTACTTCCTGATCTTCCTGAGAAGGTTCGTTCCTTCATTCCTATGGAATTGGATAATGAGGATGAGTATTATGCTGCAGAGCGAGATTTCATATCCTTTGTAAAAGCTAAGAAAGGGAAAGCTGCTGCAGAAAAGGCTTCCAGTGCTCAGGCGTTGGTAGAAATTGAGGGTCTGAAACAATTAGCGGTACGTGGAAAGCTAAAACAAACCATTGCCTGGATAAAGGATTTCCTGAACGTAGAGGATAAGCTGGTATTATTTGCAGTACATAGGTTTGTAATAGATGCATTGATGGATGAGTTTGCCGGGATAGCTGTAAAAGTGGATGGATCAGTTACGGGTATTAACAGGCAGAAAGCCGTGGATGAATTCCAGACCAACAAAGATGTAAAGCTATTTATTGGGAATAAAGCTGCAGAAGAAGGAATTACCCTCACAGCATCTTCTAATGTTGTCCATTTAGAATATCCCTGGAGTCCAAGTTCAATTGACCAAAGAAATGACCGTTGCCACCGTATTGGACAAAAAAATAGTGTTAACATATATTATCTATTAGCTGAAAATACAATTGAAGAAAAATTAGTTAAACTTATTGATAGTAAAAGGAAAGTGTTGGATGCCGTACTGGATGGGAAAGTTACTGAGCAGACATCCTTGTTGACAGAATTAATGAATGAATACGAATAATTAAAATTATGGAAAACTGTACAACTTGTCGAAGCTTTATATCATTTGCTGATTCATATTTTGATGATATGGAACCTGTAGAACAAGGATTTTGTCTAAATCCTAATGGTAAATATTATTATAATGAGGGTGCAGGAATAGATAAAACTGATTGTAATTTTCACGAAACCGATTAAACCATGGAAAACATTAACCTAATAAGAAAAATCGCCTGGTCCTTCCACAACACAACCGGGTACGACTGGGATGACTTATTCCAAGAAGCAGCCTTAGCGTATTGTATAGCCTTAAAAAGATATAATCCCAGCCGAGGAAAACTCACCACTTATATGTGGAGAACGATATCAAACCATTTACAAGGTTTTATTACCTATCAAAACAAATGGAACGATAAAACAATCTCTATTGAAGATGCACTGATTAGTAAACCCACTACAAACCCTTCATTCCTTGATTCGCTGGGCAGAGAGGCAAGGGATATCGTAGATGTTATATTATCCTCACCTGCGGAGTTCGATGCGTTAGATCCAAAGAAAGCGTATACAAAAGTGATGAATAAATTACGGGGAAAGCGTTGGTCGGCTCAGAAAATTGAGCAGGGTGTGAATGAGTTGAAAGTTGTTCTAAATTAATTTTCTGTATAATAATAGGTAAATAATTAAAATCATGAACGCAATAAACATTCAAGAAATCAAACAGGATGATCTCATTCTGTTCTACTCCGCAGAGGAATTGAAATGGTTGAAATGCCAGATTACTCAAATCGGACTAAACTTTG